ACAGATGTGCCATCTATCGTCACAGCAGAGTTGTAGTAAGCAGTAGAGCCTTGTGTAGTCACTAGCGCAAAAGTAACAGACTGACCCACAGCCAATGCTGTGTTCATGCTAGTACCGCTAGAGAACGCTATGTTTAGTGTCCAGTTGTTAGCCGCACTTGTTGTGTAATACTGAACTGAGCCAGACTGAACATAGAAGTTAGTTGTTGATGATGGTGCGGCAGATACTACGTTTACTGTTTCGTTGCTGTCCAATAGCGATGTACCAAAAGTACTTGAAGACCCGCTAAAGGTCTGTGTTGCTGTAAAAGTATTGGCTACGTTAACAACTGCTATATTTGCACCAGCAAGAGTAGTTGCCCCAGTACCACCATTAGCAATAGGTAGTGTTCCTGTTACACCAGTAGTTAAAGGTAATCCCGTAGCATTAGTTAGCGTTGCAGATGCAACCGTTCCAAGCGCCGACGCATTGTTTGAAGAATCTAAATAAACCGCCTTGCCCGCAGGATAGTCTACAAATACGTTTTTAGTACCAGCACTAAAGTTAACCAGTGAACCAGAATTGGATGAGGATAAAACCGTAGTACGACTTAGGGTTGTCCCTGATGAAGTGTACGTACCAATACCAACTTCCCACTCTGTACCCGTTTGAGCAGCAATTGTGTAATACGTTGTGTTGCCGTTACCTACAGCGGCAAAGGATTGATAGCCTGATACTGCACCAGCAAGCGTGACTGTGCCAGTACCAGTGGTAGTGGTTGTTTCTTGAACGCGATCCGCTAGAACAAATGCCATTTTTGTTTCCTATCAAGGCGTCGGAATTGTAATCCAACTAGGTGTTTGTGTGGTAGAAATTAAAGCCCAGCTTGGGGTCTGGTCGGTTGGGATTGGAATCCAATACGCAGGGTATACATTTCCAACCGCGCCTGTTGCGTATACACCTGTAAGCCCAACAGACTTGGCAAATGACACTGTACCTACAGAACCTGTAGCAGATACCCCAGACAACCCTTGACCACTAACCAAAGAACCCAAAGAACCAACCGCGCCCGTGGCAGATACACCTGTTATCCCAAACGAATTTGAAGATACTGTTCCAACTGACCCGGTCGCAGATACTCCCGTTATTGCAACAACAACGACTAACGCCCCGGTACTAGAGAACGGGGATCCGCTAAACGGGGCAAACCCAAACATTAGCTACCTCCGTAGCTAAGGCTTAAGCCAAACGAAGCAACGCGTTGGTTGAGTCGTTAGTAGGCATTGTTAGGGTAAACGTACCTGCGGTAATTGTCTGTGCGCCAAACGTATGAACACTAACAGCCTTGTTTGACTGTGTAGAGTTATAGATCAATACAGCGTTAAAAGATGTAGAGAGCGTAACGGTGGTATAAACAATTGAAGCGGACGGTGTGATAAACGCAGTCGTCGATGTAGACGACGGTGCAGTACCAAACGTAACAGTTACTCCGCCAGCGGTATAGTTAGTACCTGTAACCTCACCAGTTGATGAATACGCTGTGGTAGTCGAATCAACCGTTGCGGAAACTAGATATAAAGCCGCTTTAAACGTGTCCGCAACTCCTGCCGTGTGAGCAGGTACGCCTGTGGCGTTAAACGCGTGGACAGCGTTGAACATATCAACTTTGAACGATGTGCACATTGCTTGGGTATTAGCCATAATATTTCCTTTATGCTATGGATGCTGCGATTGCTGTACCAACCACGGAACGCTTGAGTGCCATGTTGACTGAACGATGAACTAATTCACCGTCTAACCAATACTCTACCCATGAAGTGGTTTCGTTGTCATTGTCGAGGGAGCCTTCTTTCTTTTCTAGAAGGGAGTCATCCATCTCGCCGTAAATTGTGGTTACTAATGCCATTACGAAATCCTTATGATTGCTGAAGTGTTTGTAACTGCTGGGAATTGTACGGTGAATGTGTTAGAACTAGTCTTGTCATTTCCAAAATCTAAGACACAAACTGCTGGGTTGGTTGACCCGTCATACAAATAAATCAACGCGCCTCTAGCGAGAATAGACCCTGTCCATGCAGCATTGTTAAATGAAATGTATGCGGTGGTTCCACCACTTGATCCCACAGTTGGGGACTGGGCAATTGTTAAAGTTTGTCCACCAGCAGAATAACTTCCCCCCGACGCTTCCCCAGTGGCAGTGTAAGCCGTTGTAGTTGCGTTTAAGGTAGCTGCGTTTGTGTAAAGAGCGATCTTGAACGTACCGCTTGTGAAGTTGTACGTTCCGTTCATTAGCCCCGTCTTGAATACGTTGCATGAGTAGTTACCCGTAAAGCTCAAAATGCCACCTCATAACTATTCCATTTGGCTCGATTAACAGACCTTGGAATAACTTGTAAATTTGTTGGTACATGAAGTCCAGACACGGTATCTCCTTGAAGCGGAATTATGTGATCAACTTCCCAAGCAAAACCAAACATTTTTGTGCGTAAAACAGCAAGCTCATATGCCTCTTTAATGATAAACCAATCATCAGAAATAAGCCATTTTGGTGTACGCAATTTAACGGCTTTTTTACGTTTTACTGCTAATTCTGTGGCGCGTCCGGGATGAGCGTCATACCAAGCCTTTTTCATCTTGGCTATGCTTTCTTTGTTTGCCAAACGATATAAACGATCCGCTTCCAGCTTTTTTGTTTTTGCAGCTAAATCATTTCTGCGCTTTTCTGCTGTTTTTTCTTGGCTTTTAATACGGTGCTGCCTAGTTTTTTCTGGATTTGCTGCTCGATACTTTTCATTTCTATCTGTAGAACATTTGGTGCAAGAGCCAGAAGTGTATCTTTCGCCCTCTAATTCTGGATGTTTGGCGCAAACACTTCCATAGCAACGGGGTAAACCCAATGCTTTTGCTTCTTGGCGTGTGTGTCTTATCATGTGACGGCTTGGCGGTATTGACCGCTTCTATAACTGTCTTGTCTCTCAAGTCCATCGCCCAAACGCTTGGCTTCCATCAACGCTTCTTTGTAGCGTGAAATATACAAATTTATTAGATCAGGCTCACCTTTCATGTAGGTGTAGGCTTCAACCAACGCTCCATACATGAGTACGCTGTCATAGTTATCCCCAAGCCAAGTTGTACCAGCGGTAGTGATTGACTCTGGGTAATAGTAGTAATGTAGCTCTGTGGTGTAAGAAGCATCTGGCGTTGGACCAAGAATGAAAGTCAGCTCTGCGGCATTGCCTGACTGCGGTCCAAAGATTGCATAGTGCTTAGGAAAACCCAAAGACGTTGGGTCTGGGTAAGCCTCGCGGATAAAGTTAACATCTTTGTTCAGTAAGTATGTAAACGTCCCGGCAGCATCAATAACCGCCATTGAAAATACTGACAGGAAGTCATTGGGGCAGTTTAAATACTTGTTGTTATACGCAAGGACACCCTGCACGTTTTTACGCAGGGATGGGAATTGAATGGTATTGAAGATGCGCTGTTCAGCTTGCTCGATAAAGCGATTGATTTGCGTAGTCGAAGACACAACTGTGTTGTCCGCCAAAGTTGTGGCGGGGAATGTGTTCTCGGTATACGTCTCAATCGCCGTTACCAGCTCGCTGTACGTCATGCTCATGCCATCGGACCTCTAGACATAAATCCTTTAGTCGCGCAGCCAGCACCGCGCATCTTGATGCCATCGGTCTTGATAGGCTCATCTCCAGCGGAAATACTGAACTGCCCTAAACTGACGTCAGCTGTATCTAACCTGCTGCGGTTCTTACCAAAGCCGGGGTTAGTTCCGTCTTTGTAGCCAACATCAAGTTTCTTGCCATCCATAGTGTGTGGCTGTGCATAGACTTCGGCTGGACCGACTTCTTTGCCTTTTTGTTTCATACTGAATTTAGCCATATTAACCTCCGCGTGGAGCGCCACGACCGTTAGCCATCATCTTGGCAATGTTGCGACCATACTGCTTCATGCCTTCGTTGGTTTTACCACCAGCCATTCCACCTTTAGCAAGCTTCAACTTAGTGCCTTTGGCGCCTTTGTGCTCTTGCTTGTCGTGCTGTTTAAACGCCTTTTTGATCATAGCTTTATCTTGTGCTAAATCGTCTTTTTCCATTTCAACTCCTAAGTTGTTGCTACCGTGACTGTACCAATTTG